AGTCAAGTAGAATATAACCAAGTATCTGAACTATTAGCTATGGCATCACTATATAAGGGTGGCAACCTAGATAGCAACATGCTTAGAAAGTATGGTGACAAGAAACTATTTGTTATATCAGATGGCGTATGGGTTGAGAACACTGTAGTGACTGATGCTATGAAGCTAGAAGGTAGGGTAACGCTCGCACAGTTTAAGCAAGGGCTTAAGATAAAAGTTAGTGAGACAGAGACTGACGGAGAGATTGAGGCTGAGTTCAGTGAAACGTTTAAGCCAGACTACCTAGCAGGACTAACTGAAGATAGTAAAGTCTGGAAAGCCTATAACGAAATCATGGATACCATGACGGACAAGGCTCTGGAGAAACTCAAAGGCCGCCTTGAATCTGCTGAAGAGGAGCAGGCGGGTGAGCTAAGTAAGTTACGCTTTATCGGCGTTGATAAGGACACACCAACCTTTAGTCGTGGGCAGATGGATACTATCAAAAAGATATATGACGTATACAAACGTATCCATTGGGAGAACCCGGACATAGACAAGACAACTGGGTTAAAGATACCTAGTAGAGAAAGCACAGAGAAGGCTGAGACTTTTCTAATACAGATAACACGGGCCTTCCACAACGACACTAAGCTACAAGACTGGCTAACTAAAAACCCAGATGAGGATTCATTTGAGTTCCTTAACGAACCTGGTGTCGCCGGTATTGTTAGAGAGTTGCAAGGGTTTAATGATTTAAAACTAGACCTTGATGCACATGTGTACCCTGTGCAGAACACTATCCGAGAGATATTCACAACAGATACACTGGTTAAGGATGCTACGCTAGGCGCTGCCCGTTCAATACTAGGCTCTTACGTACCACTGTGGCGTAAGGGTAAGTACCAAGTTATGATGAAAGCCTATGACTCTAAGGGTAACTCGGTGCAGCTGCATAAGTCTATCCACCTCCCATACTACCAAGGTGATAGCAAGACCAACATGGAAGGCATCATGAAGGAGCTGGATAGCAATGAGTTATTTGGTGGTAAGTCCTATAAGGTACTAAACTTTGAAGGGCATGAAGTTAATGTGACGCTCAAAGCTGAGCGAAGTGAAACTCGCCAGGCTCAACCAGCATCAACAGGTGTTGATTACCATGCGGTGCTACTAACCATGAAACGTATCGGGCATACACTGTCGAACACCGAGCGTATTAAGCTCGTGAAAATTACAACCGCGGCATCTGACCGTAAGCGTAAAGGTTTGATGCGTGAGAATGTCGCTGGTTTCGACTGGGATATTATTAAGTTTGTATCTGAGGACTTAGAGGCTGCTGCACACGTCATCAGTAAGATGAATAACATGTATAAAATTACTTCACTTATGGATAGAGGTGAGATGTGGTTCGGTAAGCGAAGCACACTAGATGCACTAGCCGCTAGGGTTAATGAGTTCCCAGAGAGTGAGTATGACACCGCTGAGTTTAAAACTGCTAAGCGTGCCTTTGATAGGTATGCATATGCATACCGCCATATGGCTGGTGCTGAAGCAGGTGAAAAAGGTAGGCATATTAAGATGACTGTCGCTGGGAAAGAGGTTGACTTACAACTGATGGGACAAGGCGAGCGCTACAAAGATAAGGCTGAGGAAATACTCGCATGGTATAGAGAGGCGGATAATATCTCAGTGAGTACAGAGGACATGCTATCTCGACACCCTATTGGCTCGAAACTTAAGATGATTACTGTACTGATGCAACTCGGTGGAAATATAGCCATTGGTATCATTAATACTACTTCACTACTACTCCACACGTTACCACTACTTGCAACGTACAACGCGAAGAACGGTACAGGTGGCGGCTTCGGATTTAGTAAAGCCACTACTCAAGTATTTAATGTAGCTACTAGGCTAGGACACCGTAAGTATTCTAAGATTGATTACCTCAAGCAGTTAGCTGCTAAGGGTGCAGAGGGTGATGCTCTTAGGAAAGAAGCAGGTATTGAGCAACACACTGCTGAGTTCCTACTGTCAGAAACCCAGAAGGGTGGACTACAAGCAGCGTTGTTCAATGCACTCATGGGTTCATCACGCGGTAGTATCACTAACCCTAGGCTGATAAGCGCTATCAATAAATGGATGGCTCCATTCACCTACACTGAGCAACTCAACCGTAGAGTTTCAGCCATCGCTTCATATGAGATGGAGTACGCTAGAGCCATTGCATCTGGTGAGTCTGAGAAAGAAGCTGTACATATTGCTAAGCGAGAGGCAAGAGTTACTGTCGAACAATCGCAGGGTGAGTATGGTATGTTTAACAGACCTAAGGTAGCACGCGGTTCTATATTACAATTTCCTTTTATGTATAAGCAGTTCCCTATCACATCAGTGCAGTTATTGACACGTATGCCACCAGCTGGTAGAGTCTATTACCTGTCACTGCTTATGTTTGTTGCAGGTATTAAAGGTATACCTTTTGCTGATGACCTCATGGACTTAGTAGATACTCTGATGCAACATTTTGGTATTAAGAAGAAGACCGTTGAAACTGAGCTCAATAATTTCTTTGATGCGTTATCCCCCGGCTTAGCGCCATACGCTATGAGAGGTGTGTTGGACAACATAACAGGCGGTACAATTTCAACACGAATTGGTATGGGAGATTTGTTGCCATTGACGGGGTCGCTTAAAGAAGGGGCGTCGTTCAAACATGAAACGATTAATGCTCTCGGGCCAGTAGCCGCAGCAGGTAAAGGCATAGTAACAACAGGTTGGAACTTACTTGAGTATGGTGCAGAAGCTGTGGGTATTAAGTCTGATAAGAGCAACTTTATTGATGTGCTTAGAGATGCACCATTGACTGGGCTACGAGCGTTATCTGACTCCTACTCATACATGGATACAGGTCAGATAACTAACTCTAGGGGGCAAGTGTTGTCGCGAGAGATGGACAACAAGACTGTCCTTATGAGGATGTTAGGGTTCTACCCATCGGTTGCATCAAGGCAGAATGATATTGTTAGGATGGCGAAACAGACAGGTGACTACGCGAAGTCAGTACGTGCAGACTTCCGCAATGCTTGGGTTAAGGCAACTATAAATAAAGATACTGGATTGGCACGTTCTATTGAGACATCAGTGGATGAGTGGAATGCAGTCGCAGGTAATGACTCTCCTTTCTACATTAGTAACTTTATAAAGTCTGCTAATAGGTCACTACGCGAATGGGAAAAACCACCGTCTGAAAGACTACAACCTGCGAAGACTATGAATCCTACGTTAGAGCAGCTCCGTAGGATGTATGGGTTTGACTAATTAACCATCTGTAATTGACCCTGCAACAAATCCTCTGCGGCTACATCAGCATCATCTAGTATGCCTTGTAGTCGCGGATGGTTGAGGTTGATACCCACAACATATGCTTGACCTAGTTTGATAGGTGTGTTCTTACCTAAGAAACACTTCTTAGACTTAGGTGTAGCATCAATGTGTTCACAGGTAAGTTCACCACAGAACGATTTGTAATCATGGCCACTCATGGATAACCACTTACGGAAGTGAGTACGGTCTAACATTAGCGTACCACTGCTGAACACGTCAGTCATTGTCTTACGGAAGACATCGAACCTAACACGTATCTCTCCACGTGGTAATCGTTGGAAGTCAACCACTGGCTTCTGTCCTGCTGTGTGCATAACAGTGACAGCAACATCAGCGAAGTCACTAAGGTATGCTGATATGATATCAAACGAGTCCATCTTACTTTCTTCTGCCACTATTCGGATAGCACCTATCTGTTCAAGTACCCACTCAGTTCCCTTAGTATAGTCATAGTCAATCAATCCCCAGTCCTTAGCAAGTTTAGATGCTAGGTCTGATAGTATGATAGCTTGTTCCCAGAATCGTTCTTGCCCACTGAACTCAGCGCCGTATCGTTTGTGGAATGTGTCAGTTGCTTCGGCAACCATGGCTCTTATATCTTCAGAACCTATTTCCATCAACTTGTTTATGAATGTGTGGCCTGCATGACCGTAGTTATTTGTTACGAAGTTATAGAGGTTTCTACCTGCTGAGCTGCTCTTAGTAAATAGTTCATGTGGCGGCACAGTAACCTCTAGTAAACGTGCCATCTGTGCATCGGTGTCTAACCCAGAGGCTATCAACTTAGATTGCAGTGACTTGTTTGTAGATACAACGACCGGGGTTGCCCATGTTTTTGTATCACGCTCTACTGCTGAGCGACTTAGTCTCGCCTTGTCTTTACCTTGGCTCACCCAGTAACAGAAGTCGCCAACCTCTTTGTCTTGCATCATGGTGACCTCATCAATGGTCATCGGTAAATGTGCATACAAACCCATACGGTTGAACAGTGTGTTCTGTGTAAACTTCGCAGCGAAGTGCAACTTGTCTGGGTCACCATAGATGGATTGTATCCAGTATTGTGCTAGTGTTTTACCACCACCTGTTGGGCCATATAACGATATCGTTAGTCCCTTCAAGCCAGTGAAGTTAAACAGTGGTGCTGAGAAACCAACGCCCAAAGCAAACATATGACTCGGCATATGTGCTTTCTCTAGCATGTTAGTCATCGTAGTCCACGCTGCAGCGTCTCCTTTCCTGCCATACATACCTGTACTTAAGTTGCTTGATGCTGTTGATAATGTAACTTGTTCTTCTGAGACACTGCCGTCATCTGCTTTGCTTATAACTGTGTCGCCTATAACAAAATGCGTATTGTTTTCTTTCCAACCCATGGTTGAATAGAGGTTGGTCATGGTACGTATCTGCCTTAGTTCTTCCATGTATGTTCGTAACATAAGTTGAAAATACTCCGTCTGTCGTTTGTTGAATAGCACAATACCTTGGTCTGCTATCGCAGTAGGAAACTCTCTGCTTCCATCTGTTAAGTATGCTTGTCGTAATTTAAGTTCAGTCCACCCGATGTGTGGTCGCTTCCAGTGGAAACGAACAACTTCATAATCAAGGTGGTCATCACGTCCATAACCTACAGGGTATATGTCAAACTTACATATGTCAATATCAGTATCATCAATAGTCATCTTGATACCATGCTGTGTACGCTTAAACGGTTTCGGGATAGGTACTAGGTTCGCTACCTTATCTGGTACTTCTGTAGTAATGGCTACCTCTTGGTACTGGATACCTAGTCGTGCTGGTGAGCCAACTTTGCCTGCATACTTACACCCTCTACAACCATTCGGTCTATCAGATTTAAGTTTGTCACAAGTTGTTGGTCCAGTAGCATTGTCTTTCCACTGGATAACTTTATCTCTTGTCGCTGACTCAGAGTAGGAGTCATGCCCCTCACTCCATTTGATTGCAGTATCTTCTGGGTCTACACAGAATGCCGCAACTCCGATGAGGCTATACCACAACGGCTCTGGTACATCCTTCTGGTTCTTAATTGCCCAACCAATCTGCTGACACTTACTAGATACAACAGAGCCAACAGCAGGTGGGTACTCTTGAGTCACTGCTAAGTTATTCAGCAACGAACTCTCACGTGGTTGTCGACTACTAGGGGCCTGATTGTATTGCACGTAGTTTGTAAGTTTACTTAGAAGAGCTTTAGGCGTAACAGGCTCAGCATCCACCAACAACTTCACCTCGTTCCCATTCTTAGGGTTGTGAGTTCCAACTGGTCGTAGTACCAGTGCACTGTTGGTTGTTAGTCCTGCATCAATATGAAACTCTTTCTCTGCTGCGGCTAACTTCATAGCACCAGCCAATGGCTTCCACTGCATAGGTGTTAGTTCTTCTGTAAGAACCCAGTATACATGCAGTCCGTTACCAGAGAAAATTATCATAGGCTTCGGTAGTTCCAACTCGTTGATGAACTTGCCTAGTGCTGTTAGTCCAGCCTTCCAGTCTGGATATGGCTTTGTTTCACCACAGTCCACATCAAGTGCCACAACTTTGGTTGCCCTAACGTTGTCTTGCTTTCGGTTGCCCTTAGTTTTAAAGGCTGATATTGCGTAGTAGGTATTGTTTTTAGTTTGGTCTGACCTAACACAGACCTTTGATAGCTCGTCTACACTGTTAAAGAACCCCTGTCTATTACCGTCTTTGTTGATGACAGTAGTGACGTAGAACCCCTTGGTAGGTAGAACGCGCTGTAGAAATTCCAACGTGTCCATTTGTCCTCCTCAATAAAAAGAGGGGAAGTTCCCCTCTCTAGTCTGCTTAATGATACTCCTCTAAATAATCAACGAGTTGCTTTTTTCTGTCCTTAGGGTCAAGCACAATGATATCGGGTGATGGCCACCCTTTGTCTTGCATAACTGACAGAAGTTTGCGTAGTGTATCACGTAGTTTGATATCATTATCTTTCCGAATGGGCGTACCCTTCTTCCAACTATGATAGGTCATACGTGACACTCCCACCACTGACGCCATGTCAGTGATAGTAAGCATCATATGCTTACGCAGCGACTCCACTTTAGAAAAATCAAGTGGCTTCGGTTTAGTCATCAGCAACTTCTCCTACAAGAGCAGCAATCTCATCAGCAAGATTAGTTGTAGCCTTGTCAACAACAGGTGCTTCCGCTGGCTCTTCAACAACTTTTCTCGCTTTAGGTTTTGCTTTAGGCTTAGGTGCTTCAACAGGTGCTGCTTTACCAAATCCCTTAGTCACTGGTGCTTCTTCAACCACTGCTACAACCACTGCTTCAACCACTGCTTCAACCACTGGTGCTGGCTTGGCTGCAACTTTAGGTACAACAGGCTTATCAATTTCTTTCTCACCTGTTATCTTTAACACTTGCTCAGTACCAAACAACTTATCTACTGCGGCTTGCGCTGCTTCATCAATGAAGCCACCAAATCCAAACGCTAACTTAGGGTATGACGCATCAGTATCGAAAGACAACGTGGTCTTAACAATCTCTGGTGGTATGCCTCTTGTAGATAGTTCTTTCTGGTAGGCGTTCAACCCTTTCAATGCACCCGGAGTTACTTGTAGTAAGTACACTGAACCATCGGCATCATCAGCAGCAACTACTGCTAAACGTTTCTGGTCTGCACAGGCTTTAATCTGCTGACCTTGTGGTGTTAACTTAGAACCCCAAGCATTCTGAGGACATGAGGCACACAAATCGTTCTGTGGATTGGTGCTGTCAGTATGTGGACCGACACCAGTCAACGAGAAACAGTCTGGTGCTGAAGGCTCTGCATCTGGAGTCCATGCTTTCTCATACCATGTCTTAGATAACCTAGGGTTAGCACCCACAATGATTACATCAATCTTGGTTGAGTCAAGGACTGTTTCATCACCGCCATCAACGATGCGGAAACGACTACCTTTGATAGAGATACGTGGGAAGCCATCGCCACCCGTTGCTAGTCCACCTGTTAACGATTGCGCTAATACAGATGGTGCGCCTACTTTGCCTGCAAGGTGTGCAGGAACTTGGATATTACTGGGAACAATATTTGACATTGTACTCTCCTATTTTTTATTATTAAACATCAACTTTGGGTGCAGGCTTACGGACATTGACGTCAATCTTTGTGCCGTATGTAACTCCTGCGGGGACAGCCTTGTTCATGTCGATGTATCCACGAACTGCTGTTTTACTTACACGCTTTTCAAACAAGTCGTATGCTTCATTCTCTCTGATAAATCCTAGCATAGCGTCCCAGTCTGCAACTCGAGCATAGTCATTGGTAGTTAGAAATGCTGTACCATGATTGGTCTTGAAGGATGTTACTCCGTCGGCATCTGCTTTCTCCTTTAACCACGACTCAAGTTTCGTCATGTTCTCTTTAATACCTTTGACCTTTGCTTTCGACTCAGACTCAATGGCTTCTTTCTTCTTGCGAAACTTCATGTAAGTTTCAATTACTTGGTCTACTGTTAGACTCATATGTCACCTCGTTTCTTGTTGTATTAAATCAAGAAGCAATCCCTGTAACTTTTGTTTGTTACGTAGCCTGTCATACATCTTAGCCTCCACTGCGATGGACTCAATGTGTACAACATTTGATACATGCTTCTTACCTATTCGCTCAATGCGACCATTCGCTTGAACATACTGCTCGTTACTTGTTATCGGTCCATACCATATGATGGTCGACGCTGATGTTAGCGTTAACCCATGAGCCATAGTTGCAGGATGTGCAATCAATACCCTTGGGTCTTTACTATTTTGGAAGTCGTTGAATATCTGGTTGCGTTTTGTTGAACTCACTGCACCATTAACAACTGCGACACTCCACTTCTTCTCCAACTTAGCCTTCAACATATGTAATGTTCCAGTTAACGGAACGAACAATATAACTTTCTCACCTGCTTCTTCAATCACCTCCTCTACTGCTTTAATTCTAGGCGAACAGTCCAACTCAATGTTCTGCCCGTCATCACCATAGACTACACCACATGCTATCTGTACAAGTTTCTGTAACTTAACAGCCTCATTGACAGCAGTGATAGAGCCTTCCTCTTCCATTTCAATAACGAAACGCCTTAGCATTTCCTTGTAATACTTTTCCTGTTCCTTAGTCAATGGTACTTTACGTGTCTGTATTATAGTATCGGGTAAATCAAAGCACTCATCACGAGAATACCTAACCGATGGTTGTAGTACATCCTTCACAATGTCCACTGACTCTGGTCTGGGTAGCCACTTCCATTGCCCTATCTTCATCATCACTTGGTCACGGAACGCAGTGTATGTGTTGGAACAGAACGGACTGTTGACTAACTTCGCTAACGCCCAAGCATCTGTTGGGTCATTAGGTGTTGGTGTACCTGTCATCAACCACAACCTTGTATTCCTATTACCTTCCATCCACTTACGGAATATCTTAAACCTATTAGTAGATGGGTTGCGTAGTACAGCAGCCTCGTCAACGATGATAAGGTCAAACATATCTTTCGCTTCCTCTGCTATGATATTAAATCCATCATGGTTAATGATGTAGAAGTCAGCCTTAGTATGTAGCAACTTCTTTCTACGTGCTGCTGTTCCGTGTAGTGTGACTGCAGTGCGATGTATAAAGCCTGTAAATATACTATCACCCCACACCCTTTCAAGTGTAGACAGTGGTGATATGATTAGACACTTCTTAACCTCACCTGCATCCATCAAGTAGTCAGCAGCCCATAGTGCTGACTGCGTCTTACCAGTACCAATGTCATTAAGTACCAGTGCTTTCTTGTGCATGGTTAAGAATGCAGAGGTTAAGCGTTGGTGCTTGTAGGGAGTGAAATCGCCAACCCAGTCATAGTAATGTAGGATAGGTGAGGGTACTTTAATACCGAGGTTACGCAGTACCTTTACTTCATCAATCTTATGGGGTGCTACTACAATGTCAGTACCTTTAACTGTCATTAACTTTGCAGATGGTATGCAGTCAAGCACACGGTTAGGGTTAGTAAGTTTTAACGCAATAGCCTTGGCTTGTTCGACAACTACCACTGTACCTCCTTGGCACTAATGATATAGTCCTCGACTTCTTTAATAGTGTCGTCATCAAAGACCAAGAAGCACTTGCCACCTGCTGCTTCTATGTCCCTCATACACTTATCTTGTAGGGCTGTGGGTTTCTTAGTCCTGTCAGCCTTAGCCTCGACTCCTACTATCCTACCCTTAACTATTGCAAGTCTGTCTGGTATACCCGCCCTTCCAAACGGACCAGACTGTGGACTAAAGTACCATATCTTATACTTCTTAAATACTTTATCCAGTCGACTTTTAATCTTACCTTCTGGTGTTGTTGCCATTGTTCCT